TAACCTGTTGCCATGCAGCATCAGTTATCTCAGCAGACTTATTGTTACGGTTATCGGCCTGAATCTTCTGATACATAGCCCAAGCTCCTGCGCCTAGACCACCAATACCAACGACGATTTGAGAGAATAAGTTTTCCATCTTAAGCCCATGTACTTACATTAGCATTAGACCAAAATGCACAAGCATTTATGATCTGTAATGTCTTTTTACCGATAAAGATACCAATAATTTAATAACCAATAGCAAACCAAGTCAAACCGCTTAATGTTGCTTGGCTGTCACTTTGCGCAGTAAATGTCGTAGTGTTTTTAGTTGACAATGCAAATGGGCCATTATCACCACTTGCACTTGTGCTGCCAAAAACTGTTAATTGCACAGTAGCGCATAATGATGGAAATTCAACTGGGAAAGTATAAGTTCTTGACTCTCCCTCACTAAAATCAGAAGTGTCGCTTCCCCATTGCAAAATTACTCCTCCGGGCAATTTTTGATAACCATTTGATGATTTACTTTGGTTTGTACCAGTAAAATCAGAATCAAAAACAAAGTTAGTATCAGTACAAGCAGTATCAAATTGCGCCGCAGTACCACTAACAGTATTTGAGCCAAGCGCAATAGTTTTATTTGTTAATGTCTGAGTAACGTCCGTTCCTACTACCGTAGTGGTGGCATTAGGCAACGTAATAGTACGGTCAGCAGTTGGATCAGTTACAGTTAAAGTTGTTTCAAAAGCGTCACTTGTTGCACCTTCAAATACTATGTTATTTTTTAGATTTAGCGCACCAGTAACATCTAATGTGCTAGACATAATTACGTTGTTTGAGAACGTAGAAGCACCAGATACAGCCAAAGTACTAGACATTACTACAGCACCAGAGCAAGTCATCGCTCCAGCAACAACGAATCCATCCGAATCCGATCCAGTTTGCATATCCTTAACCTGAGCCATAAGCTCACGGATAGCGTTATTGATACCACTAGGCGCACATCCTTCAGCAATGTTAATACCACCGATGTCGGTGTTATTAGCCGCTGTAGCACTCCATTCGCTAACTTTGTTCTTTGGCATGATTATTCCCTTGACTCTAACATTCCATAATCAGCTAACAACTGAGCAGTACCAGCCCATCTCTTAGCGGAAGTAGGAGACATTTTCTGCAATTCCTTGAGTCTGTTAATACCATCTGGACTCGTTATGATCTTAGCAATTTGTTCGGCATTGACAGAAGCATCTTTACGGATAGCCCAGTCAGCAAGTGCTTTAGCAGGTTGATCTAGCTTGACACCGCCAATAATCCTAGCTGCACCAGTCGTAACGCTAGTAATCGGAGGATTCTTGAACATCTCCTCAGTCACTAGCTGGTTAAATGCAGTATCTGAACCTAGTTTCTTAGCCCGTCCAGCAGCCTCTAATACCTCAGACAAATCACGCAATGCCTTGAACTGCTCCGGTGATAATGCGGCTTGCATAGCCTTCATCTGCTTAGGATCACCGATAATAATATTCTGCCAAGTGTTACCTGTGTCTAGTTTAACCCCTTGCTGAGTCTTTGCTGGCTTCTTAGCAAGTGTCCATTGCTCCTCAAGGAAAGACCTTGTAACAGCGTTCCATGCTTCCTCACCACCACCAGCAATGATCTGCTTCTTGGCGTAACGGATAGTACCCGGACTAGGATTAGCAAATATACGGTTAGCAAAATTCTTGAGATTGTCAGGAGACATCTGCATCAATGAAACGCCTGTAATACGCTCATTGAACTCGTTAAGCGGCTGAGAAAACCGTTCAAATGCTCTGTTAGCAGCAATGTAATCAGGATTATCCTTGCCCATCTGCTCTAGCAGATTGCTCTTAATCGCCTGTAACTGACCTTGGATTTTGTTGTCTAATGAAGAAAATGTTTCTTCCTTAAACATTTTATCAATCTCAAACTTTGAGTTCTGCAAGTTAGGTAGACGATCCTCAGGAACAAACTCTTTTAGCTGATTGCCCTCAGCATCAATCCCCGGCTTTTGCATCAAGTCCCTAATCCTGCGTAGATAGCCAGCAGCCGTACCAGTAGGCGGCTGTGTCTTGAGCAAATTGTCAATCTGATTGATTACAGGAGCCGTATTCACAGGCACAGAAGCCTCAAATGCAGCCGTGTAGAGAGGCTCCGTAGCAGCTTCTCTATCAGCAATTAACTTCTGCTTTTGCTGTTCTAGTGCAGCCACACCACGATTACCAGCAACCGCAGCATCCTCAACCTGAGAGATAGTTGCCAAATAGTCATCTACTGCACTCTGTACCTTGGCTTCTCTTTCCTTGTAGAACTTCTGCATCTGTACAGAAGACTCAGGTACATTACCAATGACTTTTTGTTGGCTTAATAGTGACGATAAGTTAGTCAACTCAGCCGGAGTTAGTGGGATACCGTATTGACCTGATTTAGCCCTTAGTGATGACACTAACTGAGGATCAACCTGAGCAATATCCCTTGCCAATCTACGTTCTTGGAAGCCCTTACGAACAACAGGAGCCAACTCAGCAGTACCAGACAATAGACCAGATAGACCAACTTGGAACGGATCAAGCTCTTGACCTGCAATCTTTCCTGCAATCTTCTGCCGCAGATAGTTCGTTCCAGCAGCCACAGCACTAACGCCACCAACAGCAGTCGCAGTACCTAACGGGCCACCTATAGACAATGGAGCCAAAGCAACACCAGCACCAACGTCAGGAGCCATCTCCATTACGTCAGGAGCATAGTACGCCGCAGTAGCACCTAAGCCAGAGACCTCTTTGTAGAACTTACCGTCATCAGCCTGATACGCAATATCACCATCGATGATTCGGTATCTATCAGGAGATATACCACGCTGTGCTGCAAAGTAATTAACCGCAGCTTGCTTGTCCGTAGGGATACCACCCATGAAGGCAGTAGCCATACTCGCACCCCTAGATGGCTCTGATATGGCAACAGGAGGCTTTTCTAAACTCGGAGCAGTACCAATAGAAGGTTTTACGCCAGAAAACAATCTTGCCGCATAGTCAACCTGTTGCCCAACAGGCGCACCTTGTGGCTCACTAGCAAACAATCTCTTTGCGTAATCAACTTCTGCCATGATCCCACCTAAAATAGAATTCCAAATTCAGCCGCTAGCTGTCTATCAATCGTATTCAAATCCGCTGCTTTTGATTCATCAAGATTGTACTGTTTGGCAATTTCTTTGCCGCGCTGTCGAACTATGTCAGGGATTGAATCCAATGGGATTGTTTCCCAATTTCTGCCATTCTTAAGCGCATATTGCTTTCTTGCAAGGGCATATTTTGTTTGCTGAATCGTGTTATCTAGCTTTGCTTTGAATTGTGTAGGGCTATCACCATCCCATGCGTTAGTCCCTGCATTTGGTAACGAAGCCATAATACGACCAGCTTCTGCGTCAGACATAGCAGCACCAGTAATAGCCTTAATTGTGAGATTAAGGTTTTGTAATGAGTTCTGACGGTAACGAGTAAACTCAGTTAATGATGCTTGATCCTTAGGATTTAACGCACCAAATTTATCTTTTAGCGTATTCCATGTTTGTCCAAATTGACGCTGGATTGTCTGATATTCTGGTCTAAACGATCTTGAAATGTCGTTTAATCTGACTACTGCATCAGACGTTACAAGAATCTCTTGCTCAAGATTTTTCTTTGTTTCCTTGCTAAACTGGTTTGGCAATACAACTTGGATAGCTTTATCCTTAGCTGCTGCCCGTAGTTGTGGATTCAACTCACCAAGAATCTTTGACTGCTGACTTAAAAGTTGCTCTGTCTCATTAAGAATCTGAGACTTATCCATAGCACCTGCTCTTGCAATCAAAGCACTTGCTTGTTGTTGCAATGTAGGGTGAAGATTTGCTAGCTGTGATGGTAAACCAGCAATTAGTTGTGCCTTCTGATCTTCCGGCGAGACTCCAGTATTAGGAATCAAAGCAGGAATGTTGTCTTCTATTTTCCATCTTCCTAACCTTGGATCAAGGCCGTAATCTCTAGCCTCATTCGCTGTTAGAACACGCTTACCACTTACGTCTGCGATTAGACCTCTTGTCGTAGAGAAAGCCTTACCATCCCTAAAGAAAACCTGTTCTTTAGGATCAAGTCTGTCTGCTTCTTCTTTAAGAAAAGTTGCAGCTCCTGTATCGTTATTCTGTAAAGCAAAAGCAGCCCCTTGCCTTAGCCTTGTAGCCTTAGCTTTATTCTCAGGACTTACACCAGCAAAATACGGAGCTTGTTGCGAAATATTAGTTGCCGCAGGTGCTGGTGCAGGAGCAGCAGAAACAGGCGCAGGAGCAACAGGCGCAGAGACAGCAGGTTCAGCAGCAGTACCAACGCTTCCATAACCGCCACCAACAAACCCACCACCACCACCAGAGATGAGACCAGCAGGAGCCTCAGCGATAGGTGCAGGAGCAGGTGCAACTTCAGGAGCAGGAGCCGGTGCAGGTGCAGGAGCAGCTTGGCTAGGAGTTTCACCTAGTCCGTACATCTTAAAACGCTCACGAGCAGATACCTGACGGACAAATTCCTCTGGGCTTACAGAAGCCAGATACGCCAAGTCAGGATTTTTCAGAGCCAATTCTTGCAATCCCTTTAGTTGTCTTTGGGACTGCTGCAACTTCATTACGTTAGACATCTGGTTAATTCCAGATTCAAATGTCTGACCAGCACCCTGAAATCCAGCACCTAGAGCCGTTAAGACGTTCTGTAGAGGAGACCGACGATAGCCCTGTGGACTCATGCCCTGAGCCAATACACTAGCAGCACTTAGTAATCCACCTAGATTAGCTCGTTTTTGTAGTGCAGCCTGATCCTGTGGGTTAAGCAACCCCTGATACATGGTAGGCGTACCAGTAAATATCGGCGGTAAGATGTCTTCAATAGCCATATGTCACCTTAAATAAGACTAATAGGCATTGGTTGGAAATTAGCCATTTGTTGATTTTCTATTGGCATTGGATTACCTCTCATCAACCCCGGTTGAGCAGCAGCAGCCATAGGTTGAGGCTGGTTTAGATTTTGGAAAGCATTAGACCCAATCTGACCAACCATAGGATTCTGCCTACCAAAATCACCAACAGCCTTTAGGCGATCCATCATCGTTACAGGTGCAGTCGTTGAACTAATAAGTCCAGTAGTACCGCCAGTAGCCGCATAAGTTGGCATTGAAGGAGTAGCAAAGACAGGATTAACACCAGAAGTCAATGCAGACGCTGGTGTAGCAGCAGCGGCTACTTTAGTACTCCCCATCCCAGCAGCACCCATCAAAGAAGGATTAGCCCCAGTCATCGCCGCCGTAGAAGCCACATTACCAGCACCCAACGCAGCACCACCAAAGCCACCTAATGCGCCACCAAATAATGCACCCTGTAGAGGATTTCTCGGATTCGTCACAGCCCCTAAAGCAGAGCCGATTAACATTGGAGCAGCAGCAGCACCCATTATTTACCTCCCTGCGGTGTACTCGTGGTAGTAGTCTCCAGAGGCGCACCATAGAAGACGTTAGCAGCACGTTGCAATCTTTGTAACGGAATATCTTGAGCAGCCAATCGACCTTGGATAGCCTGTTGCTCGTAGCCTTCTCTAGCCTGACCAACCTGTAGGAGACGTTGGAGATCAGCATAATCAGCCGCAGACATCTGTGGAGCAGCCTGAGAAGCCGCTATCTGTCTAGCCCTCTCAGCTTCAGCCGATGAGTACGCTAGCTGACCACCTTGTTCCGTTAAAGCACGAGCAAAGATGTCTTGTGCGCGACCAGCCTGCTGACCCATCGCAGCCGAGCCATAACGACCTGCTGAAGAAGCCTGAGCCTGTAGGTCTTGGATGTTCTGGGTATAACGCTCACCCGCTAGACGGTTAGCCTGTTCTAAAGCACCACCTAGAAACGGATTAACGCCACGACCTTGAATCGTAGCGAGTTGTTCTTCCTGAGCAGCACGGAGTAGTGGAGAACCGCCTACAGCCCGTTGTTGAGCCATCTGTAGGGCTTGAGATGTAGCTGCTGACGGAGCAACTGCCAAGGTCTCAGGAGCCTCTGGCATACCCTTATACAGCCTCTGAGCCTCACCTAATGAATAGGTAATGTACGGCTTAAAATCCGGGCCTATTTCCGTCTTGCTTTCTTGTCTACCGCCGCCACCACTCATATCACACCTCGCTTATCCATTTCCGAGGTCTGAATCCGTAGGCTTTGGCTCTACGTTCCCAGCCCGGCCTATGACTCGTGAAAGTTAGGTATTTGTTACCACTTTCCCTTGCCATATTTTTGATGAATTGTAAACCTTTTTGCACCATATGATAATCATTTTCTAACGTCCAAGCACACCAAACATGGAGTTCTTCCCCCAATGGCTGCAATACAAAGAACGATTTGAAATGGTTATCCTCTAGTCCAACCCATAACCCTGACTTCTGATTCCAGCAGTCCGTGTATACATCCTCCACGATCCAACTCTCAGAACTCACCGCTTTAATCTTCTCTAATCCATCCTTGACGCTAGGCCACCACTTCCGTAGTTGGTCAGGCTCGATATATTTGAATTCCGTCATCCGACAATAATGTATCCGTAAGTTTTGTCAGCAGTAGCGTTAGCCCAATGACTAATCGTTGCTTGACCTTGTTGTTGTGTAGAAACGTATAAGTTCGTTGTAGCCGATGGTGCAACGTAAGACATCGTAATGATAGTCGATGGAGTTGCTGGTCTAGTCGGACTCGTATCAGTCGGGTAATGTTCCAAAGAAACGCCAGTATTACTAACCCGCCACATTACCTGAACATAGTCATTAGCGTTCATTTCCAGAACGTAATTCATCGCAGCAATCAGGTGACTAGGATCGCCTGTACTCTTTCTTGCTGGCAAATAAAACTTACTATTAGAACTAGCTACGTCAGTACCATTCTTACGGAACCAAATATCTACGTCCTGACCATCGTTTGACGTATTCTTAAATTGAAACGAAAACTGGATGTTGTAAATCCCATAATTCCTGACGTTTAGCTTAGAACTATCGGAAATGTAGATTCCATTGGAATAATCTGTCGTGTTAAACGTAACTGCATAGGCCGTTGTAGTGTTAGCCGCAGTCTGGTCTGTAGAGTCCTGAAACGCCCCATAGGGAGCCGAATCAGCCTCAGCAGCCGCAGATATAGGAACGAAGAAAATCAGGCTGTCGTAGCCTATACGCTCGTCGTAGAGGGTCGTTGTAACCGCATTGCTAGTCGCTAGGGTAATCCGGCCTGTGTTATTGGTCTTGCCGTCCATAACCCCACGAACGACCTCAGCAACAGCCCTCTGATCCCCTCCAAATGGCGGTAATGTACGAAACTGAGTCATCGAGTACCCTGCTTAACGACTTCTACCTCTAAACCGACCGCTGTTTCCCAGTTTGCACCCGTCGGAGTCAGTCTTAGCCTGTGATATTCACCGTTAGAACGGATAGATACACGGTTTTCAGCATCAGCAGCTACGTTAGAGCCAAATTCCACCTGATCCGACAGCAAATCCCGGCTAGCAATCGCTACAGAAGCACTACCCTTGTCCACAATCGGCTTAACTAACGTCACCGTAGACCGTCCAACGTCAATATCACCCGTCGTAATGTTCGCAGTCTTAGGCTGACCAGAGAAAGCAATGATCTTAGCCCCTGAAACCCCCGCAAAAAGTAGCTGTCCACCAGCAAATACTCGTGAATCTAAAGAAATCTCTAACGCATCAATGTTAGCGTTATAGTTATCCACCTGCTCTAGCGTTGCTGAAGGCGTTAATACATAGGAAATAGACGTTGCTGTGGTATCCGTATAAGACCATCTGTCTAAGTCTATTGAGTAAATCAGCAGATTCTTACCGCCAAACGTATTTTCAAACTTCCAGACAATTAACTTACGGATAGGATCAACCGTAGCACTCATTCCTGTCGGTATCTGGCTAGGGATGACGTTATCAAAGAACCATCTATTGATCTTCTCTACGCCAATGGCCTTAACATTTTGACCATCGCAGAGGTAGAAACCGTCATCCGCTAGGAAATACGTTAGACCGCCGTACTGAGCAATCGAACCGTTAGAGATACATCCTAAAGACCTTGAGATCGCATCAAATTGAAAGAAAAACGGGGAGCCTGTGTAGCTCATCCGATATATGGCACGTTCTAGGAAGACCAGACCATATTCGCCACCCGCTAAACCTGTAATATCCCCACCGTCAGGGATGATCTGCGTATCCGACTGAGATGCAGCACCCGGAGTCCAGTCTGTCTCATCGTTAATGTCCGACCAGTAGACCTTGTTCGTGTCATTCCCATCGTTAGCCGCAACGACGAAATCCCGAACTACAGTCACAAACTTAGCCGTAGGTGCAGCAGCAGCCAAATTACCGAAATAAGTGGAAATGCCAATCTCGTAAGCCTGTAGCTTATCCTGACCATTAGCCAGAATCATCTTGCTGCCGTACTGAGTTACATCCCATCCTTCTACAGTCGTGTAACCCGTAGTCGTTAGGGCATCCAAACTCGCATCGTTAGAGTCAAACTTGTAGATTTGAGTCGCACCAGCAGCAAATAGGTTCGTAGCACCGCCAAACTTACCCGCAAAGGTAATCAGCAGGTTCTGAGCCGCTGCATCCGAATAATCAGCCTCACTCGGAAATGGCGCATATCCGTTAGCAACCGGATAACAGTTCTTAGCATCAGTTACCGCCCCTGTTACTCCGGGCTGATCTGGCAACCACTCACCTAATGGAATCTTCATTGTCTTGCCCAAGTATCTGTTGAAGCAGTCTGCGAAATCCAGAATTCATAACGCTCGTCGGTATAACCTAGCTCCCAATACCCAAACTCAACATAAGGATCAGCTAAGATATTCGCGTACCAAGTGTCTGCTATTGGATTAACTGTTGTCCAAATGTTACTAGAAGGAGATTGCTCAGTCCATGTATTCGGAACCGCAGGGACATCTGTCCACTCTTGCCCAATAATCTGACCGTTAGCAGTAACCGTTACTGAGGCGTTTACAGCCGCATTACCAGCCCATATCGCTGTAGGGTAGACAACTACACTCGCTATCCCAGTAATCGCCCCAGAGCCGCTATAAACAACCCCACCAAGGGCTGTAACCGTAGCTGTCCCTGTAATCGATCCTGAACTCGTCCTTACCCTAATCGCATCAGCACTAACTGTTGCATTTCCGGTAATACTTCCAGCACCGAATTGAATCCTGATGCCGTTAGCTGTAACTGTTGCTGTTCCTGTAACACTACCACTACCAAACTGTACTCTAGTTGCATTAGCGGAAACAATCGCCTCTGCCGTTACCGATGCACTCCCGAATTCAAGAATAGCATCGCCTTCAGCATAGCCGTAGTCCCAATAGTCATAGAGAACGTATTGAAGGCTCATTCAGGTTCTTTAGTCTGCGCCTCGGCTTGCTCTTTAATCTTCACCACTAAAGGCCATGCTCCAGAAGATGTCGGGAGTTGTCCAAGCGTCTGCAATATCCCATTCACTTCTTCTACGCTGAGCTTTAATGTGATCTCCATTACTTTGCCTCCAATGCAGCGACTTTCGCCTGTAGTGTTTCAATCATTTAACAAGCCATCAATACGCATGGCACACAGTACGATCCATCTTCATAAGTACAAGTGACATGAGTTGACGTTACCTTTGCGACAGTTTTGCTGCGGATAATGTCATCGCCCTGCGGCTTGGCAGTACCGTCACCAGCAGACATCAGCAAATCACCGCGCTGAACCGTTACACCTTGAGCGATACGGATAATCATATCGCCCGTCATAGCGACGTTCATATCGTTAGCAAACACATCGTCATCGTTATCCCAATTAACGAATACGCCAGCAACATTTACATCGCCTTCAACGTCTGACACTTTCATGCAGTTCAATTGCTCATTAGGTAGAGGCTCACCTGTTTCTTGGTCAATCCACTCTGCCATCTGGTCAAGGTTAGACATGACCGTACCCTTTAGCAATTCAATGCGAGTATTGTCAGCAGTCTGCGCCCAACGAGATAAGTGACCGCCGTTGTAGGAAACGGTTGTGCCAGATACAGAGATTGTTCCTTCTGTGGTGTTGGCATGACGGAACTCTGCCAAGATTCCATCTGTCGATTGCCTGTTTAGCACCAAACAATCTTGATCTAACGATGTCACAAGCAATCGACCATTTGTAAGCATCTCAATACCGACAGTTGGAACGGAACTTGAGGACTTCGCAAAAAGCAGATTACCGCTGGAGTCGATACGCATGCGTTCGGTGCCGCTAGTTTGCCAAATGTGCTGCGCCGCATTTTTGTAGTCATCTGCAAAAGCAGACGCAGCAGCATTTAGAGATGTTTGCAGCGTGTATGCGTTGGCAACATCGAACCTATAGCGGGACACATTGCTTATATCCAACCTTACCGCAGGCGAACTCGTACCAATACCAAAGTTCCCGCTGCTATCAAACCGAGCAACCTCTGTACCGCCTTCAGCAAAGGCTATGGTGTCAGCAGCAGGGAAGAATATCCCCGTATTGCTGTCTGTTCCTTCATAGGATGGATTCGATGCGGTTCCGTCTACACCAGATACACCGTTAGTTCCTGAGATAACTACTGGCATTTTTACTCTCCTAGCGGCTGAGTAGCCTGTTGCTCCTGATACGCTGTAATTACTTCAGGTGTCCATGCGGTATTGCAAATCGCTACAACCTTCTCAGGCTGGTCAGTCAAATCCTGTCCCGGCGTTAAAGATGTGCGGTGATAAGTCTGTGTCAGCACCTTGCCATCTTCAATAATGCGTGTTGCTTCACGGTATAGCACCGTACCATTTTCAGTCACGGTAATTTGGTCTACTGCGGTTGATTTTGTAATTGCCATTTTGTTTCCTTTAAGTGTCCGACTAGGTCATCCAACCTAGTTAATTAAACCTCATAACATAGCGTTCCTCTAAAATCAGAGTTATTTGCTAAATCTGACCAAGGTAATGATGTTGCTGTGCCACCATTTCCATAAAGTGCAACAAGATTGCTTGCTCCGCTATTAATTTGCATATATATACCAGACCTACCAGTTGTTAAACTAGTAACAGTTCCAGTAAATGAAGGAAAAATATCATTGGCTGAATGGGCAAATGGCAATCCAGTTACCGTTGAAGCGCCTGTGCCGCCAGTTCCTTTGTTTGCAAGAATCATTATGTATTCAACAAATACCATTCTTCCTATTTTTACATAACGACCTTTTCTATAAGTTGCATCATAAGTAACTCCAGTTGGTTGTGTTGCATCAGTTCCTAAGCTGGGTGTCCAAGTACCTTCCTCATAGTCATCTAGCGTGTTTGCGTTAGACGATGCGGATTGCGTAGCAGGGAAGGTAATGCCTGTGCCGTTTGCAGTTGTGTCACCACCAGACAAAATCAAAGTCTTTGCCGTGGCATCC